TCGGCGCACAACAACAAGCATTGCAACAGGGGGATATTGCATCTGCTATGTCAGCTGGTTCAGTACAGCAACAACGTTTACAACAAATACAAGATGCAGAGTATCGTCAAAAAATACAGCAGCTTTATGAGCCGTTTCAACGTCTTGGTTTTGTTAGTGACATTTATCAAGGCATGCCTTCAAGCGGTATGGCTACAACAATGGGCACTTCACCAACGGTCAACCCATTAGCTCAAGCTGTAGGTACTGGTA